AACGTGCGCCCTCCTTTGGTTCGGTACTCTTGAAGGCTCACACCTACCGCACGCCAATCATCCCGGTATCGTTGGAGTTGCTGCAAGACTCCGCCTTTGATCTGGACTCGCTTCTCAGCGGTCTTCTTGCCGAGTCGTTCGGGCGTGGTATCAACGAGCATCTGACCACCGGGTCCGGCTCATCGCAACCCAAGGGAATCGTCACTGCCGCCACGGAGTGTACAACAAAAGCCGCCGCAACCTCCATCACGCTCGACAACCTTATCGACCTTATTCGGTCGGTGGATGCGGCATATGCGCAAAAAGGGAAATTCATGCTCAACCGCAATACGCTGTGGGAGCTCGCAAAAGTCAAGGATAACAACGGCAACTACATCTGGCAGGAAGGAGCCAGGGAGGGAACACCGGCCATGCTGTTCGGCAAGAGTTACATCCTGAACGATGATGTGGCCGACATCGGAGCAGGTGCCGCCTCGGTACTCTTCGGAGACTTTTCGAAGTACAAGATTCGTATGGTGCAGAACTTCAAGGTTGTGCGGCTGAATGAGTTGCTGGCGGAATACCTCTCCATCGGGCTGTTTGGGTTTGCCCGCGTAGACGGCACCTTACTCGATGCGGGTACACATCCTGTCAAAAAACTTATTCACGCTACGGCCTAATCAGCGGAGTTATGTCAGTTCCCGTGTCATTGGAACTTGCCAAGGCGCACCTGCGCATCGGAGACGATGAGTCGATGGATCGGCTTGTCGAGGAGTATCTGGAGATGGCTTTCGCCATAGCCGAGGATTATACGAATCGGAAACTCACGCAGGAGTTTTCTGCTGAAAGTCTCCCTGCTTCCATCCGAGCGGCCGTTCTTCTGACACTGGGAACTCTTTTCGATAATGAGAGCGATGTGCTGGTAGGACGTTCTGCAACCACGTTGCCGCTTACGGCCGAGAAACTGTTGCAACCCTGGCGTGTACACCCTTATTCCTCGGATAAAGATGTTTGATACGCGCATTGAAATCCTGGAATATCGTCAGATGCGCGATGAATACAACGATCGCACTCAGGAGCTGATGCGTGTCGCCGTATGCTATGCACAGAGGACAGAATCCGGAGGCCGTGAGAACCTTTATGCCGGCCGTATAGTGCATGAGAACGAGGTGGTCTACACCATTCGTTATCGGGAGGGCCTGCGTGCGGGTATGATTGTAAACGATGGAGGAGCACAACATCGGATAACATCCATACACGCGGAGGGTCGTCGTTGGCGGTTGCATCTGAAAACAACGAAGAGTGATGCTGAAAGTTAAGGTCGAGGGTTATGCCGAAGCCAAACGTATTCTGGACGAACTGCCCAATACAATGCAGAAAAGCATGTTGTTGGCGGCTTTGCGAACCTCTGCACGACCGATGCTTCAGACGGCCAAAAACAGAGTTCCAGTGCGTAGCGGCAGGTTGCGCAAGCAACTACGCATCGTACGTTTCAAGGACAGAACAGCCCCCAAGTCAGAAGTAGACATTGCCGTAAAACCAGTATTTGAGCGCACAAAAAAGAATGGTGCGGTAAATCAGTACTACGGCAAATTCATCCACGAAGGAACTGCAGATCCCCGCATACCCCGCAAGAAAGGGAAGCATCTGCTGGTCTTCACTAACGAGCAGGGTGAGAAGGTCTTTGTCCGAAGTGTGAAAGGCATCAAACCCACACCTTACCTGGAGCAGGCCTATACGGCGAACTCACAACGTCTGATTGTTTCGTTTGGCGATAACCTCGCACGGGCAGTCGAGAAGTTTATCAATAAGAACTTCCAACGGGTTGTCAAATGACGGATTTCAAAATCGAGATACTCCACTTGTTGGAGACGGCTCTGCCGGAGATGGAACAACGTATCCAGGCCGGAGCGGTGGATGAACGTACAGCCACGCCCTTTGCCGTTTATACCGTGCCGGAGGAGACACCCGTGCGTACGCTATCGGGGATTGCGGGTTATGTAACTACATTTGAGATTACCTTCTACGACAATCGTTACGCTTCGGTTGAGCAGTTGCGACATCGTGCCATTGCAGCACTGGAAGGCGCGAAGATAGATGGCAAATATTGTCGCTATAAGTCCAGCAGTACGGAGTATTTCCCCGACTGCGATTTACACAGTGTAACGCTCCTTTTCAGAATTGTATAAACCAATAAAAATAATAGAATTATGCCGGAATCTACATCCAAACGGGTAGTACAGGGAGAGGATATCATTATCCTCATTGACGATAAGCCTACACTGCACGCCACAACTCATTCGTTGAAAGTCGATCTTGAACTCAAAGATCTCCGTACCAAGGATACCAAGGGTAAGGAAAAGTACCCTGGCGACATCACCTGGTCAGTAGACGGGGATGGGTTGGTGGTCATCGACCCTACAATCGCTACATCGCACACATCGGAGGATGTCCTTGCGCTGGTGCTCGCCAAGAAACTCGTCAAGGTCGTGCTCAAATCGCCTGTATCGGGCCTGACGAAGACCTACTCGGGAGAGGGATATATCACCTCTTTTTCTCTCTCAACTCCCGCCGGGGACAATTCGACCTACAACTTCTCACTCTCGGGCAGCGGGGATCTAACCCCGGCCACCAATAACGAACAGGAATGAAAGAGATCCTTATCAAAGGTGTTACAACACCTGTCAATTTCTCGTTGCGGGTGATTAACAATTTCGCTCGCAAACATGGTATGGAGTTCCAGTCCGCAATGGAGGGCGGAAACAATATGGGGTTTGCCTTGCTCGATCATCTGGCTTCGCTTACAATGGAGGCCTTGAACGAGGGCGCACGCCGTTCTGGACTCACCACGCGATATACGGAAGATGAGGTTTGGGATATGCTGGATGATGAACCCGCACTCATCCCGAGACTCTATGAGCTCTTTGCGGAGAGCATAACCCCCTTGACCGACCGATTGGGAGATATTCTCCCGGCGGAACAGTGAAGAGGTGAAGAGTCCCATCCTGCGACCTATGAGCGATGGTACGCCATAGGAGTCGGACAAATGGGACTGCATCCCGATGTATTCGAATCCTTGACACCGGCTGAGTTTTCATATGCCTGGTTGGGCTGGGCCAAACGGGAACGCGATCGCGAGCGTCAGGACTGGGAGCGAGAGCGGTGGTCGGTGTGGGTACTGACGAGTATCCAGCTGGAGCGCAAAGACCGGAAACCGATGGTGGAGATGTTCCCGATGCCATGGGATAATGTCCCCTCCAACAATATGATGACTCTTGAAGAGCGGCAGAAACGAGTAAAGCAGATGATGCAATGTGTGAAAAAATAATCCTTATTCTTGCGATTGTTCTAATGTCCGGGTGTTCGCCCCTACGTAATGTGCAGACGCACCAGCATACAGCAATGGAAATCTCGGACTCGACTCTTGTGCGTCTTATCCATGAGCAGATGGAACATATGACGGCAACGCTCCATCAGACGATCATCGAGTATTCGGACTTTCCACGACCGCAGTTGCCGCCCACCGATACGCTTGTTGCCAAAGACCTGATGTCCGAAGTGTCGGTGTCGCATCCGACCCCGAAGCGCATTATTCACACCAAGATTGAAACTGCTCTTGATCGAACGACCCATACGGACAGCATTTCGCGAAGCCGTATCAATACAGCAGCGCGCAGCGAGGAGCAGTCGCAAGTCGATGAGAGCCCCAACACTGCAGGGATGCTTTGGCTCAAGTGGCTTGCAGTTTCACTTGTGGCGTTGTTGCTGTTGCTGTTAATCCTGAAATTGAAGTTTTAGATGAAGACTCCCATATCTTACTATGGAGGGAAGCAGACTCTCTTGAAGCATATTCTGCCGCTTATTCCCGACCACTCGTTATATACCGAGGCCTTTTGTGGCGGTTGTGCCGTGCTCTTTGCCAAGTCTCCGGCAGACTGTGAGGTGATCAATGACACCAACACCGAGTTGGTGAATTTTTACCGTGTGGCGCAACAGAAGTATGCGGCACTCAAAGAGATGATCGATTCTACGCTTCATAGCCGCGAAATCCATGCACATGCCAAACACATCAATCAACATCCGATGTTCTTCACGCCCGTGGAGCGGGCCTGGGCCGTATGGGTATGTTCGAAGTTGGGTTTTGCAAGTATGCTTGACGGTACATTCGGATACGACCGAACCGGCACGACCTCACAGAAATTGCGCAATGCCAAAGATGCCTTTACCGAGGAGTTGTGTTCGCGTCTGGAGAATGTGACCGTTGAATGCGAGGATGGCACGAATCTTATCCGCCGTTATGATTGCGATCGGGCATTCCATTTTGTCGATCCTCCCTATGTGGGAAGTGATTGCGGGCATTACAATGGCACGTTCAACGAGGAGGATTTTCAACACTTGCTCGATACGCTTGCAAAGGTCAAGGGAAAGTTTATGCTGACGATGTTCCCTCATCGGCTCATTGAGCAGTATGTCCGGGAATACGGTTGGCATATCCACCGTATCGAGCGAACCATTACTGCATCGAAAGTCTCGCGTCGCCGTCAGGAGGAGTGGATAACAACAAACTATTAAATGAAAAGAGCCTAGCTAACTGTTTTACTTGTTAACTAGGCTCATTCAATACTATTTAAGTGTAACAGGATTTAGCCAGGAATCGTCAGGTTTTGCAACTAACCTTGCATCTTGATAACCAGTCTCTAAATCCAAAATAGTTCGAGCTATGTACATCTTATTTTCTGTATCGGTCTGAAGAACTAATGCGAAATCAGGGTATGCGTTATATGTTCCCTCCAAAAATATCGGCATCAGAAAAGAGATGCGATTGACTTTGGGGTAATATATTGGCACGATATATTTATAGTTGCGCTGGGCAATAGCTACAGCATATTCGATCGCATCATATAGCTTTCTTGCCAGCAAACATGAATCTTTCGTTCTTGTATGTGCGGGGAATCTATCTATGCGCTCTTCTATAATATGTGTAAGCGTACTATAATTTTTATCGATCTTCCAAGATGGATTAAAAATAACTTCGTTCACCTCCTCAAAAAATTTAGGTGGCAGAGGCTTAATATCCTCCGGGAAACCATACTTTTTGAAATCGCGATAACTCTCCTCAGCAGTTCTTCGAGGATACATATACACCTCCAGATCTTCGGCTTCTTGAACCTCTGCAATAATGTAAATTGCATGGAAGAATTTGTCAAGAAGATTTGTGTTAAAGATAATATGTTTACCGTCTGCACTCTTTATAACCTTCCCCTCTTTGTTGAGTTTAACAAAGATAGTCTCTAAATAGCTTTTGAGAATAGGATGATTGATCGCAGACGGTTTGTTCTTATATCGCCAGCTTTCTGGTATGGCAGCTTTGGCGATATCATCAAGGAATGCTTGGCAATCATCAATACTATCAAAGTAGAAATCACCCATTTTGAAAAGACGAGATGTTTTCTCCTTTAATCGAGCATAAGCTCTTAACTCTTGTTCAGTTGCCCAAAATACGCCTTCGAAACCTGATTCGTCATTCTTGCGTTCAAACCATCCGAAAATGAATTTACCATCAAGCTTATATCCCGTATTGAAGCCTTTGAAGCAAACTTTACTTTCAGGAATATTCCTTCCGGCTGCATCCTTAGGATACCCATGACGATTGAGCAAAACAACTTCTGCAGAGTTCGCTCTTTCTTTTAATTCTTGAGAAGTGGGTTCTTGGTCGGTGTCACTTAATTTTTCTAGAAGCTCTTTGATGTAGACACCATTCTTGAGATTAGCTACATAGC